ATTGCTTCAGCAAGATCAAGATACATCTGTGATGCTCGATATACTTCATTCATGAGACGCATGGCTGGACGATCGTGTCGATTATCGAAGTCGCGCTCAGTGTCTACCTTACCGAAGATCTTACAGCCATGCTTGCCATCATGGTGAATGACAATCGCTACCGTATAGTCAGCAAAGAATACTTCATCCTTGCGGTATCGTTCGCTATCAGCACCAATATAAATGCAAGTTGCCTCTGAACTGTTAGAGATAAACTCGCGGACTTCGTCGATATTAAACTCTCTTGCCATGCTTCACTCTTTTAAATTGGTACCCACGGTCGGACTCGAACCGACACTTGAGAGATTTTAAGTCTCTTGTCTCTGCCGTTGGACTACGTGGGCATATGTTTCTTGTGAACCTTCACTGATATCCAGCTATTATAATAACCTTCTTTCTCCAAAACGTCAAGCAAAAACTGGTACTTCGCTTCCCAATAATTGCACTCGCCTTTCGTTTTACAGAGACGAATAATTGTTCTTTTGAATTTATCTGGACCGAGTTGTTCGACGTCAGCGTTCAACTCCTTGTTCGAACCGTAATATTGCTTCCAGTCTGACTCGACGAGCATACGTTTCTTCTTACCCTTGACTTGTTTTGTCTTGGATCTCTTTAGTAATTTCTTACCGATGTATTTGCGATTGTTCGTTAGGTTGGTTATATTATAAACGAAACCGATATATTCGTCAAGCAATTCAGAATCTACAACTTGACCATTGTACAGCCAGGGGTTTTCATACGACATAAAGGGAACTCCAATGTTTGTTCCCTCTACTTATTCATTCGTCCCAATCTGTTTCTTCTTCATCTTCTTCATAAACTAACTTTTCACTACAAAATGGGCAATACTCTGGTTCGTTAATTTCTTCGTGTTGTACGCTAAATTGTGCACCGCATTCTTGGCATTCAAATTCCATTCTTCTTTTCCTCTATAATTTTCTTTACGTCAATGACTGTTTCCTTCTCAATGATTTCAATACAAATGTTTGTGATTTCGATGTCCTTCTGAAGGAAGAACATCTTCTGCTTTAGCTTGTCAAGTTGCTCATGATAAAATGCTAATTCTTCTTCTTTTCTACGACGCATCTCGTAGATGTCGTTCAATAAAATAATTTTGCCCGTCATGTCGTCGGAAGTGATGATGAAGTTACTCTTATTGGACAATCAGAGCGAGGACAAACATATCCCCAAGCACCTTTACTAAAATCCATGCCACAAACAGCACATCCTACTAAATTTTTATTTGGTAATGGTCTACTCGGAACTGCAGGAAACTCTGTATTTTCAGCAGCATGAAAACCGTCTAGGAAACCTTGTCGGTATCCTTTTTGATAATCATTTTCCATTTAGCCAACTCCGATAATCAGTAGGTGTCTGATATAATTTATCAAATTTGTCGAGCATTGTGCAAACGTCTTCAGGGAATAGATCTGCCCACTTAGTCACAAGAATGTCGAAATGAACTTGCTTAGACCAGAGGCGAGACGCTTTTAATCTGCTTACCAAATCTTTCATAACTCGTCTTTCTTAATCAAGATATATTCTGGTTTGAAATTTTCAATAATTTGCTCGTCGCGATGCAGGTCATCATTTAATTTTTTAATATGTTTTTTCATACGCTTGCGTAGGTATCTGGCTCTGTGTTTATCATATTTTGGTTTGATTAAAGTCGAACCACCAAGATAGCTTTTACTCATAATGAGAACCCCTTGAATGTATCAACGCTGACATCTTTCTTAACACCACCAACAACATAGCTGGTGATCTCAGTTTCCTGTGGCGCTACTTGAACTTCAGAGCCACTGATCCACTTCTGTGTCCAAGGCAACGGATTGCTACCACCCTTGTATGGTGTAGGCAGACCAACTGCTTGCATGCGCTTGCCCGCGATCCACTCAATGTACTCACTCAAGAGAGCTTCGTTGAGACCCACCATCGAGCCGTCTTTGAATAGATAATTCGCCCATGCTTTCTCCTGCTCAACAGCATCGGTGAAAAGTCGAATGCAATCATCTTTTGTTTCTTCTGCAATTCTGGCGAAGTCTTCATCCTCTTTAGATAACGCTTTGAGTAGCTGTTGTGTTCCAGCAAGATGTAAGTTTTCGTCACGTGCAATGAACTTGATGATCTTTGCATTGCCTTCCATCTTTTTGACTTCAGCGAACGCCCACGAGCAAGCAAACGAGACATAGAAACGAACTCCTTCGAGAATATTCACAGACATAAGAGCCATCCACAATGCCTTCTTATGTGCATACAAAGTAGATGGTGATTCCCAATAATTACTGCTCGGCTGAGAATTTTTACTAATTAAATCATCATAGTACTTGCTGATATCTTTAGCACAATCAACGATCTCTTCGATATCCATCATTTCATCAAAGATTTTCGATGGGTTTGGATAGATGTTTCGGATAATGTGAGTATAACTGCGGGAGTGGATTGTTTCTGAGAATGCCCACGTTGTGATCCACGTTTCGAGTTCTGGTAGCGAGCATATCGGTCCAAACGCAGCAGTAGGCGCTCGTCCTTGGACGGAGTCAAGCAAAATTTGACGTTTAAGATTGGATGTAAAAATATGTTGCTCATGTACAGTGAGATCCTTGAAGTCTTTCGCATCCTTATAGATGTCAACTTCCTCTGGACGCCAGAAGAAACCAAGCTGACGATCTGTCAACTTGTCAATCCAAGGATACTTCTGCTTGTCATAGCGTGCAACAGTAGGTGTCTGATCAAAGAATGCCTTTACTGTTGTATGATCTTTTTTATTATTAGAATCGAAAACTGAATAACTCATTCTTTGATCTCGCTAATCTTTTTCCTACCTGCAGTACGATTAACTCTGGCTCTTATATAGGCATTTTCCCAGGTCCAGCACTCGCCAGTATCATCTTGAAAGCACACCCACTGTAAGTCGTTTTCGACACCAGTATCAATCAAGAAGTGCGCAAGTGCACGACCCTTTGGAGTCATCAATGGAATAGGTGGGTCAATCCTTGTCATACTCATTCAATTCTCCAATTATATCCATGTTGTCATCTTTGTCGTCCCACCTGTAACGACCATTACTATTCCTGCACGTCCGACCCAGTATGTCCTCAAAGACAGTCACGTTTCCACGTTTCTCGATGAAGACATACTGGTTATCGATACGGTCTAAGTATACCTTACCTTTTTCAAAAGTCAAATTTTGCATGAATCGCAATCATCCTCGACATTTTCACTAGCTGGCAGTGGCTTCTCTTCGTATTCACCAGCACCATCATTCGTGTTGAAATAATACAGCTGCTTGCCACCGTACTTGTAGAACATCAGCAGGTGACCGATCATCTCACTCATAGGAATCTTTTCTTCTTCATAGAACTTCGGGTTGTATGAAGTGTTGACCGAGATGCCTTGATCGATGAACTTTTGGAGAACAGCCACGATCTTAAGATAGCCTTCTGGTGTTTTTTGGTCCCAAAGTAGATCGTATCTATTCTTAAGTCTTCGTACTTCTGGAACGACTTGTTTAAGGACTCCATCCTTTGATTGCTTAACGGATACGAGCGATCTCGGAGGCTCGATTCCATTTGTCGCATTGCTAATCTGTGCTGATGTCTCCGATGGCATGAGCGCCATGAGCGTCGAGTTACGGATTCCGTACTCTCTTGCTGCTTTTGCCAATTCTGCCCATGCAAAACGGTATTGCGGCGTAGCCAATTCATCAACATCTTTTTTATACGTGTCAATAGGGAAAATACCCTGTCCATACTTTGTTTCTCCACTCTTAGGACATGCGCCCTTTTCTTTTGCAAGATCAATAGATGCTTTGATCAAATAATAAGACCATGCTTCTGCATATCCGTGCAGCTTATTCAACCCATCATGATCTATATTTTGATAAGAAAGATCATTACGAGCAAGCCAATATGCAAGATTGATAATACCGACACCAAGAGGACGTCGATCCATAGTACCTTTTCTAGCAGCCAGAACTGGATAATCTTGATAGTCAAGCAGCTCGTCCAGAGCGCGTACAGCAAGAGTACAAGGACGTTCAAAGTCAGAAGGGTCACGTACTTTCCCCCAGTTAACAGCTGCTAGTGTGCAAAGAGAAATTTCTCCATCAGGATCATTTATATCATTCAATGGCTTTGTTGGCAGATCGATCTCACAGCACAGGTTTGACTGGCGAATAGGTGCGACTTCCTTAATAAACGAACCATGATCATTCGCATGGTCAACATTCATCAGATAGATGCGACCAGTATCTTTACGCTCTTGCATGAAAGCAGAGAACAACTCAATCGCAGGAATTGTTTTCTTGCGGAGCTTAGTTGAACGTTCATACTTCTCATACAACTCTCTAAACTTGTCAACATCAGTGAAGAACGCATCATAAAGATCAGGCACATCGTTTGGCGAGAACAGAGTGATGTTACCACCAGACAACAGACGCTCGTACATTACCTTGTTGAACTGAACACCATAGTCGAGTCCACGGATACGATTATCTTCAGTACCCTTGTTGTTCTTGAGAACAATTAGATCTTCAACTTCAAGGTGCCAGACAGGATAATATAGAGTTGCTGCACCGCCTCGGACACCTCCCTGCGAGCAAGATTTAACCGCAGCTTGGAAGAGTTTGTAGAAGGGAATAACTCCAGTATGCGTAGCATCACCTTTGCGAATAGGAGAGCCGAGAGCACGAATACGCCCAGCACCAATACCAATACCAGCCTTCTGAGAAACGTACTTAACGATGGAAGAAGCGGAGGCATTGATTGAATCGAGTGAGTCATCAGCCTCGATAAGTACACACGAGCTGAATTGCTTTTGAGGCGAGCGGAGACCTGCCATAATAGGAGTCGGCAACGAAATCTCAAAATTGCTTGTCGCATCATACAAATCCTTTACCCACTTGAGTCTTGTTTCTTTTGGATAATTGCGGAACAGCACCATCGCGATCAACATGTACGCCATCTGTGGCGTCTCATAGATGTGACCAGTGGCTCTGTTCTTAATTAGATATTTACCGCGAAACTGCTCCATGCCCACGTAAGCAATGTTAAAATCCCGCTTGTGATCAAGAAACTGATTAAGAGTATCAAGATCAGCAGGAGAATACCATTTTTCAATATCCTCGTCATAATATCCCTGCTCAATAACCAAACGAATATGATCGCGAAGATGAGGAATGTTATAATCTCCATAGACCTGTTTCCTTAGATGATAGTTGATGAGTCGACCCGCGACATATTGATAGGCTGGAGTTTCCTCACTGATCAGGTCAGCGGCAGCTTTGATAAGAGTTTCTTGGATATCGCCTGTTTTGATTCCATTATAAAACTGAATGTGCGAGCGTATTTCGATCTCGCTCTCGGAGACATTGTTGAGTCCTTCACAAGCCCAAGCTACCACACGATGAAATTTGTTCAGATCTAGATTTTCTCGAGTACCATCGCGTTTTGTTACTTGGATTTGTGTAATCATTTTTTTCTCCTGTTAGAACTAAATAATACTATGTTTCGCTCAAAAAAGCAATAAAAAAAGGAGCTAGGCTATGGATGTAAATTCTTGGTTTAAATTAGTAGCTGACGTCGGGTTTCCAATAGCAGCTGCGTGTGCTGGCGGATATTTTGTTTTTCTTACAATGAAATTTATTCTGGCTGGAGTGATGAGTTCTGTGCAAGGTCTTAGCGGAATCATTACTGCCCTCGATAATCGTGTTAAAACAATGAATCATGACGTTATTCGTATCGATACTCTAGTTTCAAATGCTATGGGTGTCAAACCAGATATTGACCGTATCGCTCGCGCAGACGGTAAGAACGACGCTAGACGCGATTAATTTATAAATATAGTGTAGGTCGCGGATGTGGGTCCCACCTACTCTATATCTGTAAAGGAGATACAGCAATGTCATCAATAGATCCTATCAGTAAAGCTCTAAACATATCAGAGCTAGAAATTCAATACGATTTTTCTAAATATATATCAGAACCGATACCAAGTTTTTTTAAAGGTTGCAATCATAGCGAAGAAAGTAAGAAACAAATTTCCGAAAAACTTAAAGGAAAACAAATCGGTCCTTTTTGCGAAGAGCATAGAAAAAACATTTCTAAAGCTGCTAAAGGTAGAAAAGTTTGGAACAAAGGTTTAAATAAAAGCGATCCTCGCGTTTTGAAAAATTCTATTTCTAGATCTAAGGTTAAATATTCAGAAGAAACAAAATTAGCTTTTCGTAAACCTAAATCGGAACAAGGTAAATTGAATATGAGTAAAGGTCAAATAGGTAAACAATATCCAAAAATACCTTGCCCTCATTGTGGTATGTCTTATTCAAGTAATTCTATGCATTCTCATTTAAGAAAACATAAGGTGTAACACATGGGTGACATTGCACAACTAATCTCTAAGTACGGGTTCCCAATCGTCGCTGCTGGCGGTATGGGCTACCTTATATATTATGTTTGGATATGGGCTACACAGCAAGTCAAACCCGTTCTTTCTGATGCCAACAAAGTATTGATTGCTCTCATCGACCGCATTCGTATGCTTGATAATGACTTGATTCGTTTGAACCAAAAAGTTAATATTGTTCTTATGCTACGCGAAATGCAACACGATGATTTATTAACAAAAGCTAGCGAGTTCCGAAAGAATGACCAGCTGACCAAATCTGAACCACAGCAGGAACCCGCTAAGAGCGAAGAAAAGAAAAGCAAGTAACAATAACACTTTACTTGCTTGTGGCACGATAAATTCCATCCCAATGATAGTCGAGGTTCGCGTTGCGTAATTCGTCAATGCGTTCCTCCATCATGTGGTAGTAGTAACTTAAATCGCCGTCGAATGCTTTTTCCAACACTTTGATATATTCCAGCGCCTTATCCCAATGCTGGCGACGATAATGATGTAAAAACTCGTTATGGCTTTTACGATATACGCGATTGATCTGCTTATCAGCAACTACCGTGTATATCTTTACTCCCTGTGATTTTCCTTTAACAGCGATTTCATCGAGTTCGATGAGATTATAGAATTCTTTAACAAGTT